CCATGCAGAAGCAATAGGACAAGGTAGAACTACATGTAATATTGTCCAAAAATGCGGTAACATAGTAACTATCATTTTTGACAGTGGTAACGCTTTAAGAAATATCAATGATAACACTGTAATTTTCCAAGTACCCGATGGATTCAAGCCAAAGACATTTTTATCTGTAAACGCTTCGCAATATAACACTTCAAATGGGACAGTTTATATCGAATCTAGCGGAATCGGGAAATGGAAAGGTGCAACTGTTAATTCTGCGAGCATAATATTCACAGTTAGCTATATTGTTGATTAACTAATTAAAAAAGAAGCATTAACATAGATAGTTCCCTGTAAATTTATAGACGACTCCCACGTTATTTGACCGTTACTTCTGATTTTAATTGTGCCTGAGTTGTTGCTATTCCAAAAAGTGACTGGAGCAGAAATATCTAAAATTGGGCGATATCCAGCAGGCAATGTTGCTAAAACAGTACCTCGTGGCAAAGAGCCTTGTAAATAATAATTACTGTCCCAGGTAAGAATTACAATGTTTCCAGATTTGAGCAGTGCAATTCCTTTATCTATAATTTTAGTTTCGATTTTGGATAAATTTTCCAATTTCTTTGCATTCTGATAGTCCGAAATCGGAATAAATTTTGACCCCTCAAAATAAGTTAAATTATTTTCAACAGTTGGGACAACCATCTGCTTATTTGCTTTATCATAGTATGCTATCCCTACTTTTTTAGTTCCCACATCCTGCAATAGCCCTCCATATCCGTCCGTACCCATCCAGTTCATTTTTTCTTCATGCTTGATGTAGTCCTGCAGAGTTGACAGTGTTGCTAAAGTAGATGGATTAATAACCATTGTCACTCCATTTGAATTGTTTATTTCAGTTATCAAATCTATTTCGACCGTGGCCAGATTAATCCCGTTTGTTGCGGGCATTGTGTCAGCCTCTGTCGCTCTTGTCACACTGTACAGTATCTCATTTCCCGAATCTATTTTTCCGTACAGTCCTATTGTTTCAATTTTATACGCACTGTTAACAGATGCGTTTGTAAATATCGCATTCAGTCTTACTTTAGTGCCTTCCTGACTTACCCTCGACAGATTGACTGTCTGCTTTATTTCATCGACATTTATGAGTTTTGACACATCAGTAGTATCATTGTAAACCTTACTTGATGTAACCATTCGAGTAAACGTAATCTGCTTGTTGTTTCCGAGTGCACTTGCTATCAAAGCCCTTCCGTTATCTGTTATGGTTGTGTCTTTAAAAATTGCCATTTTTTTAACCTCCTATCACATATTTTTTACCATGCATAAATCCTGATGTTGCAAATATCTTAAATACCGCATCAGGTAGTTTTGCACTTATTTCGTATTTCATATAATTTATTACCCCGTTCGTTATATATATCCTGTTTTCAGTTTTCGGTGTAAGTATATTAATACTGTTAAATCCTAAATTTGCAGGCAATATTGTTTTGAGCATGTTGTTCAGTTCGTCATATTTTTTCGCATCGTCAAACTTAGTAGTGATTTCAAGTTCATATGCGTTAAAATTTGGTCTCAGCTCATAGTTCCCTGTTCCGCACAACTGATCCATTCTGTTCACAAGTACACGCCAAGTGTATGGTATCTGGTCGTTCCAATAAGTTAAAACCCTAAAAATTCTGATTTCCAGCGTATCATTTTCATACCTGTGCAGTCCCAGCATCTCCTCAAACTTGCTTATTCCGTCTTCGTCACAGTACTGTATAAACTGATTATTAAACACCTTTCTAAGCAGTTCCCACAGCAACTTGAGTTCAGGCTCTTCACTTTCCATTATCCGCCTAATCTCCCTGTACTCCTGCATAAATTGAGGGAGGTACGACAACAGGTTGACGTTAATATTTTCTAAAATCGTCATACTGTGATACCTCCCCATACAGGAATCTGATACTCTGTCAATTGTAAATTGTTAGGACTCCCGTTAATTGTTGTGTTCTGAATGTCCAAAATCCCATTTATGTCGAGTATTTTAGCTTCTATACGTGACACCCTTACAACTAGATTATTACTTACTTTTTCATTTTTCAGAGCCCATGTTTTTCTCAGTTCAAGCAAGTAGTTCTTTACCACTTCCTCGACCTTCAGTTTTACAAGTGCCCATGAAAAATTAGGCTCAAACGTGATGCTTGTATGAATGTTAATTGCAACATTGCTTGTACCCTGTACTGTAACAATATGCCCTATCGGTGCAACCCCGAGACCTCTAGCGTCTTTTGTCGGATCCATTGTATCCTGTACTTTTTTAATCAGAGTAGGGCTTGCCTGATTAAAATCACTGTCAAGTATGGTTAATAAAACAGTTCCGCCACCATTCCATACCGGAGTTACTTTAACAGCTCCCACGCCCTCGATTTCGTGCACTTTAAGTTTATAGTCAGATATGTTCCCTCCATATGCCTTCATGTTAAAACTATCAAAGTACCGTTGCCGTAACTTTTCTGTCTCCTCTTCATCCTGTCCGGGAATTAAAAGTTCCGTTATCTCAGCACGTCCTAACCCGTTAATATAATCAATCGGGATTATATTTCCTGTTTTTCTTCCTCCATCCCTTCCGGGAGTTTCGCATTCAACCTGATACTCATACAGATTTGTACCTGTGTTATGCTGTATAAATTTTGTGACTGTATAGTTCAGCTCGTCCAAATTAAATCTGCTACCCAGTGGTATTTCTATGTCAAAAATACCTTTCAATACCGCTTTACTTGCCTTGTAAGGTGTTATCCCTCTTTCACTTGCCCTTCTTATCAGATTAGGTCTGCTGGCCGTATCCCCAAAAGTTTCCTGTAGTATTATTGATAATGCAAAATACATGTCCTCCAGTTCTTTTGCGGCAGGGGCAAGGGCATCCCACATGACTGAGCCTTCCCTTTTATCCATGCTGTTCGGAACTCTTGCAAGCATCCGTTCCATTATTTTTTCGTAAGTCATTACTTCAAACATTAAGCTATCTGCACCTCCTTTTCCAGTTCCAGATTTCCAAAAATTGTGACTGCTTTAAATTTGACATGCACCGTTCCTCTTCTTAATGTCTCAAATTCAAAATCTGTCACGTCAAGTATTCTAGTATCCTGTTCCAATGCCTCTTTTACCCTTCTTTCAATTTCAGGGATACAGTAGCTTACAGGCATTCCGAACAGGTCTTCAAGCTCTATCCCATAATTCCACGAGTAGATTATATGTTTATATCTCTCTGTCCTTATTATCTTATATATGGCCTGTTCCATTGCTTTCAGCTCATCCGTATAGCCTTCTATGACATTTCCTGATAAATCCATTTTATAAGTTTTTGTGGGTCGTTCTATTATCCTGATGTCTGAAGTCAGTCCGTCGTTACGAGGTATCATTACAACCACTCTCCTTCCGTATGAGGGTCTTTATACCTATCCAGCACAATGTAAGTCTGTCCTCCCTGTACTTTTAAAAGCACGATGTCCTCACCGACCTTCAGTCCGTTATGGACAGTTATCCGTTTTCTGCCCTTATATTCGTGCTTATGACTTTTAATATCTGTCAGAGCACCTTCTACAAGCTCAAAATCTTCTGTTTCATGACTAACCGAGATGTCAACATCATAGTCCCTGACAAGATGAGTGAGAATAAGATCGTCCTCTTCCAGTATCAGCTTCTGGTCTACTCTGACACTGATAGGATTCACAGATTCTACTGTGCCTTTTCTGTGCTCGAACGGTTCTCCCGCATCATTCGTTGTTTTCGACAGTTCTTTCAACAGTTGTACCAGTTCCGCCATTCTTATCACTCTCCTTTATTCCCATCTGTCCTATAAAGTCAATAGACATTACATGTTTCTGATATTCAAATTTATGCTTAACTTTATCCACTATCATATAGTTCTGCACTACTATATCCCCGACATTAAGTTTTATGAGCATACTTGAGCCACCTCTGACCCTTATGTCGCCGAAGACATTTTCCATCGCGAAAGTTCTTTTTTTGTGATTATACAGTTTTAAAAGACTTTCCACTTTTTCCTTTATTTTCGCCTCAGTCATTTTCTCGTCCACATTTTCAAAGTACTGCAAAATACCCCATGATTTTATATTAAAAGGGTCTTTTACTAAGTATATTTCCCTTGTTTTTGCCTCTTTATTGACCCTTAAAAGCTTTATCTGATTATACGTCTTGTCGTCTATACTTGTGCTGTATTTATAATCAGTTGCACTCTTGTCGTCAAGAATGAGGTCAAGTATCCTCATTTTCTCGTCTTCCTTAAGTGTAAGCTTTCCATAATCATCATAAAAAATGAACTGTTTCTTCGTGTTATATAATGTTTCAGTAAGTGCATACAGTATCATGTCAAATAAAGTCTTGTTATCTTCTATTCTCTTTTCAATTTTAAATTCCGTGTCTTCCAGCTCCCCGACTTCAAGTTTAAAATCTTCCGCTATCCTTTTTATTATTTCCGTTGCTGTCACATTTTTAAATACGTATGTATCTTTATTTTTTAAGTACCTCAGCTGATCATATGCGGTAACTTTAATCTTGCCTGATTTTGTCCTGCTACGCTTAAAAATATAGCCTAGAAAAAAAGGGACATCCTTGTATTTCACGGATACCCTGTTCCCTTCAGTAAATTCTATTTCCTCTTTCAGCACTTCAAATTCAAGCACTCCACAAGTTCCTTTTCTCTCCGTTGTCCATTCAAGTGATGTTACAAGCGGGATTATAATCTGTCCATTTTCCAGTGTTACTGTCAGTTCGATGTCTTTTTCAAGTTCAAATTTTCCGACCGACTGTTTTATTGCCGCATTAATCCAGCTTTCCCTGTTCAAGTCTATCAGTTTGATTCCTTTCAAATCCGGTATAACGCTCATTCTTTAAGCCTCACTTTCTGCCCCGGGATAAAATCCGTTATTTTATCGAAGGCATTAAGTTTCATGACCTCTGCCATTTTCTCAAGTCCTCCTGTATGCTGACGGCATATGTTCCACAGAGTTTCCCCTGCCTCGGTTGTAACTATCCTGTCCAGTATCGCTGTTACTGCACGAGGTTTCGTGATAAACCCCGAAATCTTGTCATCCAGTATTGTCAGAGCTGTTGCCCTAGGGTCGCGGTATTCCTTAAGCTTAATTTCGACAGGGATGTCCATGAATTCGTCAGTGTCATCGGAATATGTGAACTCTTCAAGCGTGACTTTCATATTTGTGTTGAAATACCCCTTCCTGTTCGGATATCTACGCGACACGATGAACTGAAACACTTTCCTGTCCCTTTTCAGTCGCTGAAGTTTATCCAAATAGTATCCGGGCTTATTAAATCCCTGCAAAGTATTTAAGTAAGGGTATCTGAATGCAGGGAGGACAATTTTGAACGATATTTCCTTAAGCCCTTCGGACTTCAGCAGATTCACTTCAGACGCATTTATAAGCGACACAGTTTCATTTCTGTTCTTCATGCTGTATGTTATCTTATCAGGATTTGCCGGAATCAGCATTCTGTCAATATAAATATCATACATGTTAATGCACCCCCTCTGCCACAATATTCATTTTTTCTTCTATCTTTTCAGTCAGTTTATTTATCACTTTATCAATATCAGCTTCATTTTCTATCGTATTATTATTGTTCATTTCCACTTTTATTTCGGCAGTTGTGAACTGATTGATATGTTCCTGCTCCGCTAGTTCCCTCAGATATTTCAGATCCTCTTCCGTATCCTCAAGACTATTGGCCATTTTCCCTGTGTTGTCAGCGGTTTTTCCTGTATTTTTCCCTACTCCGTTAGGGTCTTTTCCTCCACCACCGCCTCCACCTGGCATTCCAGTTCCGGCCGGATCAAGTCCTTTTCCTCCTCCGAGGTCTCCAAGTTCATCTTTCACCATATCTTTTGCATTTTTGTATCCGTTCTTTAAGTCATTTTCCCATTTTTTCTGCTTTGCATTTCCTCTTTCTGCACCTTTTCTGTATGCAGCACCTGCATCTTTTTTGTCAAGCTTATAGTTTATTTCTGCTATCTGAGGTGCTGAGAAATTAGCCCTTGCAAGTTGCATGGCTCCTCCTGTCGAGGTAGGCAGATTTATTCCAATTGCAGATAACAGAGGTGCCGCACCACTCATTGTTTTTAAAAGTCCGTTAATGAACTTATCCGCCTCACGCATTATCCAGTTGAATGCATCTATGAATATGTTCGCAAAATTGGACAGTCCTTTTGCAGCACTTCTTATAAGCCCGTTTATCCCTCTTATTATCCCATTTATAGCGGATATTATCGCATTGACTATGCTTGCCCATATATTCCACAGCATAGCCTTCATCCAGTCGAAAGCCCCTACAACAACTCCTGTGACTGTAGCTGTTTTTGTCATAGTTTTAATAAGATATATCATTCCTACGACCAGACCTATCACAACCGCAATGACTGCTACTATCGCAACAACAATCCATGTTCCGGGGAACGCATATATTGCCGCGTTCAATCCATGCTGTGCCGTTGTAGCTGCAAAACTTGCTCCAGCCATTGCCATATCTGCCGCTGCTTTAAATCCTGCCGCAGTGTTATACGCCCATATTGCAAGAGTTGCTATCCCTTGAGCCAAGGCATACGCCCCCATTGCAATCGCAACAGCTATGACTATAGGTCTGATTAAGTCCCATTTTTCATAAACCCAGCCTGCAAGTTCCAGTGCTTTGTCAAATACTGTTGTCATTACCCCTGCTACCATTTCAAATGTACTCGCCATGTTTGTTGCCATTGACTTAAATTTCTGGCTGTTCGCCACCTGATTAATCATTCTCAGCAGAGGGTCAAATGCCCTTAGTGCAAAGTTTCCTGCCTTTATCCAAACTTCACCCCAGGTCATAGGTAGTTTAGAAAAGTCTCTGTTAATATCATCAGTCATTCCCAGTACTGCTCTTCTTACTACGTCTGCGGTTATTTTCCCTTCTGATGCCAATTTTTTAAGGTGGTCTTGAGATACACCCATTTCCTTGGCTATGGCCTGAGTGATAAGCGGAGCATTTTCTCTGATACTCCTGAACTCGTCTCCTTGCAATACTCCTGACGCAAGTGCCTGGTTAAGCTGCGTCATTGCTCCCGCAGTTTCAGTTGCGGAAGTACCTGCTACTTTAAATGCTTTTGTTGCGTTACCCATGAACTGTATTATCTCGGCATTATTTGAAAATCTTTTTCCCGCAAGGATTCCAAGTTTTGCCACGTCATTTGTAAAACTGTTAAGTGGAACTCTTGCCTCCTGTGCCATTTGATATGCCGCATTTTTCAGATTATTTTTCTGTGCGGATGTATCCGTTATAAGATTAAGCCTTGCATCTATTGTCATAACCTCGTCGGATATCCCCGTCAGTTTCTTTGCACCGTTAATCAAAGCATACATTCCGACTGCGGCTTTCAGTTTATTTATCAGCCCGTTCATTGCTTTACCGCCACCATGTATCGAGCTGTTCCACTGTTGCTGTTTCGCTGTGTTCTGCTGTGTCTGTGCCCCTGCTCCTACAAGTTCTGCCTGTAAATTCTGAAGCTCTGCGTTAGCTTTAGCTATGTTATCCTTCATTGTTCCAAGGCCTTTAGGGTCTATCTTTTTATTGTCCGCCGCTTCCATAGTGGTTACAAGACTGCTCATGGCACTTGCCATCTTAAGCACGGGAGCAGTCAGCCTGTCCATCATCTGAATCGAAGAGCTTATTGTTCCCATTAGCATCACCTCCTTGCTTTGGACTTCATTTTCTGCATTTCCTTTTTCTCATTTTCTATTTTTAATCTTATACTTGCTATGATGAATGCTTTTTCCTCAAGATCGAGTTCAGCAAAATCACCCGGCAATATCTTAAGCTTGTGGAGGGCGTAATGTGCATACCCTGCCATCGCATCCTCCTCTATTAGTTTTTTGCTTCTTCGATTTTTTCTTCCATGATATCTTTATCAAAACCGCATATTTCCTGTACTTTTTCTGCCAAAGCGTTATACTCACCTGGTAAAAGCATAGCAGATAGAAGCTCCTCTGCAGACATTACTGCGTAACTATCCTGTAATTCCTTGTTATTCAAGTTTGGAAATACCACACACGAGGTAAGTAATTTTTTAAGATATTCCGTATAATCTAACTTAGGCACGTATACATTTTTCTTAATCCTAACCTGTGAGGTACACTGATTTCTTAGTTCGTCATCCGTTTCATTTCCTATAGCCCTGATTTCCCATTCTAACGGATTTCCGTCCTCTCCGACAAATCTGTCAGAAATTACCACTTTTTCATTTTCTACCTGTTTTGCATTCCCTTTAAAAAATCCTTTTAAACTATCCATTATTATTTTCAACACCTTTCTAATTAACGTTATCAATATAAAAATAAGCAGACACACTGTTGTATCTGCTAAAAATTTTGCCACTTTTTCGGGACTTAATATCCAGCTGAAAAATTTTCCCAGCATTACTGCATTCCTGGTAAATTCTTGAATTTTTCAGGAATTTCGAAAGATTCAAATGTAAAATCGAATTCGTCTTCCAAATATTCTGCATCTGCATCTATACTTGCAAGAGTTCCTCCGTCTATGTTACATCCCTTCAGTATGACTGTCTGTCTTCCTACTGTGGAAGTAGGGTCTTCATTTACAAGCTGCATGTCAAAATATATATCTTCTCCAGTATTCTGATACTTAAGTAAAAGTTCCCTGAAAAGTGAAGAATTATAATGCATCTTCGCACTTCCTGAACCTTCCCATCCTGTAGCCTTGTTCCCTTTTCCTGAACGCCCCATGATAGGAACTTTAGTTTTTGTCTTCTCCATTTCCGCTTTCACGGAAATAACCTGCATCAAAAGATATCTGTTACCTTCTATCGTAACAAAACATCTTCCCATGCTTCCTGATACGGCATCTCTACCGTTCATTGTTGTGCTCATTTCTTACCTCCTTAAATCATTTAGCTTAGGCCACTATGACACTCATATATAATTTTTCCATCGCTGCAACAGGAGTGACCTTATCCGTTACAAGCACCGACTTCTTATCCTTCCCTTTTTCAACTGTTACATCCTCGGCAACAAAATTCTCAATTGCCCTGACTCTCTGCAGTTCCTTGTGATGGTCAACGATATTATCTTTAAGTGATACCCTTCCATCTTCATCGTTGTCCACTTTTCCTACAAATGACTTGTTGAACAGTTTCGCAATATCCACGGCTATCTGGTCAAGCACACGTATCACCTGATTAGATGTAAAGTCGTCATTCTTATCTACTGTGATTGATGTAAAAGTATTTATATCCGTAAGAACAACGGGCTTATTATCAGCCTTGTGGAACAGGAATTTTCCTGCTTTTATCCCGTTTTCCAGTGCTGTCTGATTTTCCTTAAATTCAAACGTAAAATCTCCATCGTAAACTTTATTCGAGACAGATTTGTTGACAAGGCATCCTGCTTCAGCTCCTGTGACCCAGTATACTGCAGACGACTCTTTGTCGTCTTTGGAAATAGTTTTGTTTTCGACTGAAATAACACCTTCATGGTCTGCATATGCTCCTCTGTAGACTACAGTCTGGAACTTAGCTCCAACTTCATCACGCATTCTTTTTGTGAACTGTATGTAAAGCTTTTTAATTGTTTCGTCAGTTGCAAGACATCCCAGTGTGTTAAAATAATAAGTTTCAATTTTATCTAAGAACTTCTGATATTCCGTTCCTGTCACTGCACTTCCGTTTGTCCCATTTTCAAGCGGTTTCGCTACAGTCGGCGTTAACGTTGCACCTGTTTTAAAATCCACAAAATCATTATTTACTAAATCCTTTGCTGTTTTTACCGTCTGAACATCCACTTTTTTATTATCAAGCAGAGTAGTCACGTCAAACATTGTAGGAGCGTCAACGTTAGCCGCCACTGTTATTTTAATACTGTTCCCTCTTTCACCTGCATATTTTGCAGTAGCTAGGTCATTACTTGCCTTTGCCCCTTCATTCAGCTTATAACAGTAGACTGTCTTCGCATTAGAAAATAAATCCCTAAGTCCTTTCATTTTTTCATGATCATAGCTATATCCGAATATTTTCAGGCTGTTTTTCTGAAAATCTGAGTTTTCAACGGTAAACACTTCCCCGTCAACTCCCCAGTCAAGTTCCATTGCCATTGCCGCATAACCTCTATCAGCAAGTGATACGATAGCTCTTGCTAGGCTGACAAAGTTTATATAAGTACCCGGCAAAACTTTATTCTGAAATAACCATGTACCTCCTCCGTATGCCATCTATTCCACCTCTCTCTTTAAAAATTCTTTTATTAAGTTATCCACTTCGTCAAAAGTGTACTCCTTATTATCTTCAAGCATTACTCCGAGAATATCCTTCTGCATTTCGTATTTTTTAGAACCGTACAGCTGTTCCTTTGTAAAGCTTGTATTTGTTTCGTTTTTCTTAGCCATTCTTTTTAATGCCTCCCTCTATCGAAAGATTTTCCATCTTATCATTTTCCTTTTTCTCACGAATAAAATAACTGAACTGAATAAAGCTGTGCATGTTCCCATCCTGTATCTCAGTTTTTCTTTCAGTGCCTCTCATGATGTCTCCATTTTCGAGCGTTATCAGGTTAGTGATACCGTTAAGTTTTTCAATCACATCATATATTTCCCTTGAATTCTTTTTATTTTCATCAGCTATATAATCAATCCCGAACACTGTCACCGCTTTATACCTTAAGTCAACAATCTGAGTTTTATCAGTACTTATGACATGTACGAAAAAACAAGGCTCTTCGAAATTCTGAGGAACCTGGTTGATGTAAATCTTTACCCCGAATGTTTCCTTCAGTTTTACAGTCAGTGCATTCATTATGTCGTTTATCATCCTCCAAGCACCTCCTTTATCCATGCTTCAAGTTTCTTTTCAATTATTTTTGGCAGTTCCTTTTCCAGTTCCAGTTCTGCCTTTGTAAGAAAAAACTGACCTGTAACCCATGATTTTTTTAACGATTTCCCAATTGCTGGAACATACCTTCCTGGAGTCTGCCTGTGCCCAAATTCTACATAAGACGCATACTCAACACTATTTGTTATTGTCACAGTGTATCCCCCGCCTGTATTGACCGCTTTCGCTCCTATACTTGCGTCCCAGCCACGTCTCAATGTTCCTTTGTCAACAGGCGTTCTTTTGATTGCTTTTGCAAGTAACCTTGCACCCAGTTCATTGGTAATATTTTCAAGCAGCAGTGCCGTATTTGCCTGACTTAATGTTTCAGCGGCTTTTCTTATTTCCGAAAAATCTACTTTAACTTTACTTGTTCCCATTTAAGCACTTCCTTTATATGCTTCAAGCACTATTTCCTGGTGATTCGTGTAAACCGCCGATATTCCCGAATGCTTGTATTTCCTTGTAACTCCGTTCTGTGTGACTTCAATCATACTGCCTGGAGGAACATAGACTTCAGGAGTAATGAAGAGTTTCACGACCTGCGAACTTACAGCAAAGGACTCCGTCTGGCTGGTCTGACTTATATTCTTAAAACTTAACCGGCAAGGCAGATTTTCAAACAACGTCACTTCTGCATGGGTTGTTGCTCCATACTTGTCTTCAACATCTTTAAACCCAAATATATTACAAACTCCAGTCCATAACGACTGTATAGCCTTTTTTGCCTTTTCCAGTTCCTTTACCATACTATCCTCCTATATCTCAAGAGTTCTTCCTCTCCTCTTGTCATCAGATATGTCGTAAAAACCTCAAATTTGTCTCCCTCGCTCTTTGTATCTTCAAAGACTACCTTAGTATCGCCTTCGCTTATTTCTTTCGCCACACGGTCAAAATTTAGCCCGTTCAGATTAAGTTGATTAAGCGATTTCTTAAAATACAAAAACTCACCTGTACTTCGGTCAATCCAAATGTACTTAAGCCCCTCTGGAACTTTATTCTGATTAGTCTTGTTTTTAATATAAGCCTTAACCTTTTCAATACTCTGTTCCAATAAAAATAAGTCGGCATCTACGACTTCATAGCCTACCGACTTTAATGTTTTTATCACATCTTCCTTAATGTTTTCCACATACTCCATACCCAGCACCTACTTCTTTGGTTTTTTAGCCTTTTCTTCCGAGTCTTCCTCCACTTCATATCCACGATCCCTGAACCATTCGATTAAGTTTTCGTTGTCAGTATTTCCAACTCCGTTGACAAAAGTTACTCCCGCACTTGTCCCTGTGTACTCCTGATTTGGTGATTTTATTACAGCCATTCAAAGCACCTCCTATTTTACTTTAATTTTTCTGAATATTCCTGCCGCTTTGGTAGCTTTCAAAGCAACCGCCGCAACCATTTCAACTTCTCCTGTTTTCACTGCTCCTGCTGTCTTATAGTCAGGCAACCATGATTTGATTAATCCGTTTCCTGTCGGAGCGACTCCGTGGAATCCGTCCATTCCGAATCTTACAGCATACAGTGACGTTTCTCCTGTTCCTGTTTTTGTTTCAGAAACTGGGTCATTTGTTCCAGGTTTAGCTCCAAGATTGATTAATGGAATTCCCGCATACATTTCAACCTGCTGACCAAAGTCGTTCATAGAAGTTGTGTACATCGAAGTTCTTCTTGCACATGCCCTTATTCTTGCAATAAGCTGTAAGTTCCCTGCTATCATGGAAGGTGTTCCGTCAAGCCCCATTAAGAACTCGTCCAGCATGTCAAGGAAAGCCTTGTAGTTAGTATCTATTGCAGCCGAAGTAGATAAATCTATTGCAGCTCCCGGAATAAATTCTGTTGAACTTCCTGTGATTGCTTTTTCAAGTCCGTCAAACGCTTTACTGTTCACTGCACTGTCTCCATTTATTACAGTGTTGTTAAATAAAGCAGATGCGGCTTTTATTTTCTGCGACATCTGTAACTGCACTTCTGATACTATTCCGCCCATGTCTGCTATAATTCTGTCAATCTGGAATGATCCCCCAAAGATTTTAAGGTCAACATTGTGTCTTTCTTTTGAAACTTCAGCAGGTGTGTATTCGTGATTGACTTCCCTGAAGTCCGCAGTTGGTTGTGTTTTCAATCTTGTGTATCCGTAAGTCATTGTAGTTCCTCCTCCTGTCGGGGACACCACATTGTCAAACGGTATGTTGTTCATAATAAAGTTACTCTTTGCAAATTCGTCAATCACTCCAATCTGCAAATCGTCCTGTACGTTCTTTTTAGCTTCCGCTAGTGTTATCGGCATATAAGCCACCTCCTAATTTTTTTTAATCTGATTGTGTTGTAAATCTTGCCATTATGGCATCGGCCAGAGATTTTGGAGCATTGCTTTCTCCATTCCCTGTATTTCCTTCGCCAGGTTTAACTCCTGCGAAATTAGGCCCTTTTTGTTTTCCCACTTCAACGGCTTTAAACAGCATTTTGCTGTCTTCCGCTTTTTTCAAACTTTCAATCTGTTCGTTGATTCCAAGCAGTACATCACCGTCCATTTTGATTTTACTCATGTCCAGTAACGCTTTTACTGCCTTAACATTTAAGGCATCCGCTCCAAGCAAGGCCGTGTCCACTGCTCCTGCCAGTTTTATTTCTGCAAGTTCAGCATTATATTTATCCGTTGCGGCCTTATTCTCATTCTGCAGTGTTTCGATTGTCTGCTTCAGAGTTTCAATGTCCCCTGTACTGTTCTTAAGTGTTTCAAGCTGTTTATCCCTGTCTGACAAGTCTTTTTCTGCCTGTTTTTTGGCATTGTTCACTTCGTCAAATCTTGCCTTCGGGATAAATCCTTTCAGTTGTTCAGTGTTTGCCGACAGCACTTTTTCAGCCTGTTCCTCTGTCAGTCCAAGTTTTAACAGATCCTCTTTGTTCATAAAATAATCACTCCTTCATTTTTTACGCTGTATGTCAGCGGAATCATATCTGATTTGTTCTTTTACGCCTGCAAACTCTAAAAAAAAAAGGCGGAATATTTACTTTTTACACTCTATGAATTTTATTATCCCTAGCAATAAAAAGACCAGGATTAAAATACCGAATATAATCTCCAAAGGCATTAATACCTGCCACCAGCTCATATGTAGGAGACCTAAAAGTTTTAATATCACAAGTCCTGCCTGTAGAACTCCGATAAATATTTTAAGCATTCTTACTTCACCTCCTCAAATGCCAGTATCAGTGCTGAATTTATATACCATTCTTTTCCATCGCTGTGATAGATGTTCAGCTTTATCATTTTTCCTCCTGTAAACAAAAAAGAGCAGTCGTTAAACCGCTCTTGAATTATTACTGTTCTTTATCACTCTTGTACAAGTTCTCTAAATCTGAAATTTTAAACGTTAAATCCTTCTCTTCTTCAAGAACTTTCATCATAAATTCAAAAAAATCCCTGTGTAACTTTATTTCATCTTCTTTTCCAGGATATCTAATTTTTCTTTTTCTGGATCTCTTTTTCTTTAAAACTATCTTCTACTTCTATTTTACTAAACATTTCATCAATTGTTTTACCATACTCATTTGCAAGTTCCCTCGGTTTAGGGCTTGTCATAAACTCCGAAAATGCTTCTGCAAATGTTTCCTGAGCATCTGTAGTTGCGTAATCACTCAATTTTTCTGCTATATCCCCAATTTGTAATTTTAATTTTCTAAATATTTTAGGTCTTATTTTACTTGATACTAAATTCGAAGCTATTTTTTTGTTAGGAGGCTCCCCAAAAACTTTCGCATTAAAGGAGAGAAAGTCATCGACTGCATGTCCTATTTCATGCATTGTTATACCTTCCCAGGTTGTTCCTTCTGGAAAATATCCTCTCTCTACAAGTTTAGCTACTTGTTTTTTAAATTTTTCCAAATTACCATAGTAAATTTTATTGAAAGTTATTCCTCCCTGACCTGTTCCAATATTGCAGTTTGCAAAATGCTTTGGATCTTTCAGTTTATGAGTGTTAAAAGCGGCCAATCTACCTTTCATCTGAGGATATCTTTCAAATACTTTTTCATAAGTCTTATGAACAGATTTTGCAGCTTCGAGTTCCATCCCCTCGTAAGAAAGCAGTTCATTTGAATTAAAACTGTCGTTTTTATAAAACCAGTTCTGCGATTTTGTAAACTCCTCCATCTCCTCTATTGAATTAATGTCATCAAGTGTCTTCTGTTTTTTAGATGTTTTTTTCAGTTTATCTGTTGTTAACTCTGAATTATTATCAAGATATTTTTCTTTCCACTCGCTATATTTCATATTTGCTGGAACATACTCCGTTTCTCCTGTTGTCTCATTCCTTGCGGCTCTTTCGCCTTCCATTTCATCAAAGTAAGGAGCCGTAGTAGTTCGACATCTGACATGGAACGGATTCGCAGTGACTCCGACTTCATAATCTTTCAAGTCGAATACTTTGCCATCCATGTCCTGACATATATCTGATGTCCTGTTATCCAGTGTGGCCACTATCTCATACTTTTCTACTCCCAAATCCTGGAAACTTTTAAACCTTGCCTTGCTTGAATATGCAGCACTCTCAGTATACACCAGCCTTGATGCATTGGCTTTTGATACTTTCATTTTCTCAGCAATTTTATCTGCCAGTTTCTCTAAGCTATCCCCTCTGATAAATGCCTGCGTCATTTCTGTGTGAAGGGTATTTATAAGTTTGTCCTTATCCTCCCAAATCCTGTCGCTAAAGTTTTTCCCGTCAGGAGCCCATGGCTTTTTAATAACTGTATTTACCAGTTTATCGTTAAGGCTGTATATGTTAGTCCCTACTCCTGTACCCTTCGCTATCTGAAAAGCCGTACGGTTGTACTGGTCTTTATAAAGATTTTTGAGATAACTTTCAAATCCACTTTCACGGCCATTATAAAGTTTTTCTATTTCTCCTCTTACCTGTAACTTCATAGCTTCAAGTCTTTCTATATGCACTCTTGCACTCGCATTTTCAAGCTCCTTATTCCAGTTCTTGTCAATCCCGTTCTCTTTTCCGTACTTGATGTATTCATCAAGTGTCCATTTGAACTCCTTAAGTTCTTTGTCGTTAAGCATCTTCTTAGCTTCCGCAAGTGATACATCGTTATTCTTAGCTATTCTGTTGTACCATACTTCGATATCCTTGTTCATTCTCGCGATAGCTCTTTCATATTCCAGTTGCTGTCTCCGGAATTCGTCTCCTGCTATTTTATTAAGCCTTTCCTCTTCCTCAATAAATCTGTCCTGCCAGTATTTCTTACTCATCTACATCATCCGAGTGGTTGTGCTCTCCAAATCCTCCATAGCCCTCTATGTTTTCACTACGTTCTTTTTTCAACCTTTCCTGTTCCGCCTGCACATCTGTAACCCATGGATGCTGGGCAAGTATTGTTTCCTCAGATATTATTCCAACTGAATTTTTAATGTCCGTTATTGCCTGACTTTCATTAACCAAAATATCCCTGTTAAGTACAACTTCAACCTTTTCAGCAAGGAAATCACCCTGTCCGGTATTCTTTAAATGATTTGCAACAAACCATAGCAGATCTTCAAAACTTGCCTGAAATTCAGTTTCAAAATCGTTTGCCTCCAAATCAATTTCAGAGTACATGGAACGGATATTCAGCTGATTCGGATTATTTCCAAGTGTATCGGCCTTGCTGTCAAATCCTGCTCCATTTTCTATTATTGTCTGTTTTAGAAGTTTCACTATCGCATCATAGTTTCCTGCATTCACTTCAACCTGTAAGCTTGACACTTCTCCTTCTTCTCTGACCTTTACGGCTCCGTATGTTGCCAGGTTTCTCCTGAACTCACCTAAATTTTCACCATCATAATTTTTTATAACTAGTATCGTGTTCCTGCTGTCCTCCTGCATATTGTTCATGAAGTCACTCATAAGCATGTTAAGTCCGTCCTGCAGTGATTTCACCCTGTTAAGCAGAGGCTGCTCCAGTTCGTCCGCCCTGAAACTTATGAGCGGTATTCTTTGCCAGTTATATGGTGTATCGTCAACTGTCAGGTATGCTTTTTTTTCAACCAGATTAAGCTTATTATCGTTCAGAGTGTAATATTCAACACCTGTGTCCTTGTAAAGCTCTATATGTGTTTCCTTTTCGTATTTTCCGTTACTGTATACCTGGTTGGTATATTTTCTGATTGCATATTTAAGTTCTGTATGGTCGTTGTCAGTCCATATGGGGATAACTTCAACGGAGTTCAGCCTCTTAAATTTCAAATTTCCTTCCTCATCAACATATAAAAATAGCCAGCCGATACCGTTATTATAGACATCAGTGGCTATTCTCTTAATCGTTTTGAGGAATCCTTTATCGAATAAATCATTTAGCAGGTCGTTGTATTTCTCGTTGTCAGTGCTTATACTTGGTATTTTTGACACAATGTAATTCACCTTCTGTTTTACAAGCTTTTTGTACTGGTTATTTACAATCTTATTGTTTGGTAGATTGTTAACCATTATCAGCTTTCCGTCATCACCTATTGCAGTTCTGTTCCTTTTCAATATGTCATGTTCTCCTGCATAATATCTGTTGCCGTCAAGCATCATTCTATAACTGTCGCTTGAAAAGTGCCACATTATGATACTCTCAACTTCCGATAAACTTATATTGTCCTTTTCCATTTTATCTTTTCTCCTAAAAAATCTTTTTATAAATTCAAACATTTCAGCTCCTTAATCAAAAGAAAATGTAGGTCCTTTCGTATAATCTTCCAGTGCATATCTCATAGCATCCATCAGATGGTTAAAGTCGTCTACGGGCTTATTAACCGCATTATCGAACTTGTCCTTGTCCCACATGTAGTTTGATATCTCAGTGATGAAATTAACACATCGCGGATGTATTATGATTTTATAATCCTGAATGTACTGGATTCCATTATTAATGCTGTCCTTACCTTTCCTTGAATTCCTTATTCCCTTAAGCCCTAAGTCATAAAGCTCGTCAATTGACTTCGGCTCCTGACTGTCGGCAGTTATTTTTTCCTTTCCATATCCTTTACGGATTATTTCTTCCGCTATTTCCCTATTCTTCATGGCATTCTGATATATTTCATCAAAAACGTATATAGTTCTGTTCGACACGTCTATCAATCCACAGAATAAAGCTGTTGGATCATTTGTATACCCGAAGTCAAGTCCGAATGCTGATTTGACTCCGTGCATTTTTGCCACTTCTGTATAATCAAATTCCTTTTCTTCCCAGTTCTCATATACCAGCCCTTCAACTATCCCCCAGTTTCCAAGCCCTGCGACCTGATAACGTCTAGGATTGTTTTTCTTCATGTCCTCGAACAGCTTTTTATCGCTTTCGTCAAGCCATTCGTTACACATGTAGTTCGTCGTCTTCGCCATTATGTTTTCATCTTCGACGTCAAAAAATCTTTTTTTGAGCCAGTGTTTCTCATTCCATGGGTTGAATGATATTATAAACTGCTTAAACAGAGGTGGTTCTACAATACCTCTGATACTCTCATCAAGCATATTGAAATCCTGTTCCCTGTTTATCTCATATGCCTCTTCACACCAGCACCAGCACAAAACTCCCTCTGATACTGATATTGAAGTTATTTTAAGAGGATCGTCAAATCCTCTGAATAAAATCTTTTGTCCTGTGGGTTTATATGTTATCTCAAGTGGGCTTTCTTTAAACTCCCAATACTCAAGTACGCCCAGTCTGTTTATTGCCCATCTTAAATCCGAATAACAGCTGTCCTTAAGAGTCCTGTACACTTTACGGACTACTAAAGTATTCGCACCTCTGTACTTCATCATGCTGTAAATTATCCATAAAGCAATCGTCTTGCTTTTCTTACTTGCCCTTGAGCCCTTGACAACTTTGTATCTGCCTTTAAAATTCCAAAAATCTTTATAACCTTTTCCGACTACGTCAGGCAGTCTGACCTTCCTACTCTTCAAGCTCGTCCTCACCCACTATCATGACAGGTAATACTCCTTCAACTTCGACCTTATCGGTGAACAGCCTGTATCTTTTACCAAGCAGTTCTGCAGCCTTTATTCTGTCCTTTAGCCCTATCTGCTTTTCAACTATCCTCGCGTCACTGCATCCGTCCCCCGTGCCTTCCACGACGACTACTTCCTCCTTCAGTTCGCCCCGCATTGACGAGGTCAACATTTCAAGTACTTCCTTGGCAGATGCAGTTCTTTCGCTCTCCAGTGCCTTCAGTTTCCCGTCGATGTAGGTCTTTATATTAGGTTTTATTAAGTTTTCTGCTGCTATTACTGCCGCTGTCTTCTTACTATATCCCGCTTTTACTGCCGATTCTGTTGCATTCCCTGTTTCAATGTAGTAATCTGCAAAGCGTTTCTGCTTTTCTGTCAATTTCATACTTGTTTCACCTCATTCCTCAAAAAATAAAAAAAGACAGCTTTTAAACTGTCTTCTGATAGCCAGGCGTATGGCTCATGAATCCCGCCTCGGCAAAAAATATCTCGGATTTCCTAAAACCTTAAATTTCCATTCTAACCTATTATAACACATATAAATTTTTATACAAGGACACGAACCGGACATTTTCATTAATTTTTTTTAATAATTCATTATATCCTGTATCACATTATCTGAAAAAATTAATGCCCTCAACCTGTTGATAAGCCTGTTTTTCTGACGTCTTATTGTCCTTTCGTCTACTCCGAATTTCTCTGCTACATATTCAAGTGTCATTTCTTCAAAATATTTTAATTCGATAATTTTATAATACTTATCATCCTGAATATTTTTTAGTGCATTTTCCGTCATACTTATAACATGCTCAAGCCGTTTTATTTCATTTTCGCAGTTCTCTATCAGATTTTCGATTTTTTCGATTTCTGATATATATTTTTTAGTTGCCTGAACATTTACACCTGTTTCCTTTTTCGAAAGCAGGACGGGGGCATTATGTAAGCCTGAGAGCCTTTCACGTTTGACCTCTATGGCTCCTTTTAAATATTTCAGCTCGTATAATAATTTTTCTGTCCGCTGGAACGGGGTCAGGTTTTTCTGAATTTTGAATTCCCTGTCCTCCTTCAGAATCTTTGCCACTTCCTCCGCTATCGCTCTTGCCGTTGCCATTAATATTCCCCCTTTGTCCTTTCGTTCATGTTCTTAAGCCATTTTTTGTGGTGTATTTGTAAAAACTCTTCTTCTGTTGCACCTGTATGTTCTGCTATCTTTAACATTGCACCGAAGATTCTGTTTTCTGTTTCTTCGGCCATGTTTGACAGAATTATAAATGCTGTTTCAAAATCCGGATAGAACTTTTTCCAAAAATATATATCGTGATATCCTGTATTTCTGAAAGTCAGCTGATTGATGTAGCTCAGATAGAAATGCATGCAATCCGATAATTCCTCCAATGCTTTTCTTCTGTCAACTGGTTTGGTGTAATTTTTCCAGTAGTTCCAGTCGCTCTTAAGCTCCTGTCCGAGTTCTCCAAGTTCAGTAAGAAATGCAACGCATGTTCTCCCCGGAGTTCTTTTTCTGACAGTTTTCTTTTCATCGAATTTCTTATCCAGCATCGCCTGTCTTTTCAAAAGTTCATCAATATCAAATTTCTTTAGTGCTTCCATTCTTTTCCTCCTCACATTCTTTTAAGTACCAGCCCAGGTAAATCTGTGCCTTTTTATAGTCCTCCAGTCCATTTTTCTTCTCCGCCCGGATTAAATATTTCATGATGTTCCCCTTGCAGAAGGCTTTAAAGCCTTCTTTTCCAAGTGTTGCCCTGATTACATCAATGCTTTCTATGTTAAGTCCTTCGAGTTTATAATGCTTGGGGCTTTTAATGTTATCGTTATTGCTTAATTTGTTTTCTCTTCTCATACTAATTAACTTAATTACTTTTTTTGACATTTATAATCCCTCCTGTTTTCAGATTTTTAAGTTACCACTCATCAAATCAGGCAACATTTTATCTTTCAATTCCGCTAAATATCTATTTTCTTCATTGTTGAGAAAATGAATCATAGTTCTCCACGTGTTCAATGTCATCAACATAAGTGACGTAATTTCTGATTTATCCATATTCTCAATTTTCAATTCTTTAGATTTTGTTGTCCTAATATATTTTTGAGTTGGAAGTTCTATTTCTAACTTTAGAATTTCTTTTATTGTTTTATTTATTTCTCTAGTTGTTTCATCAGATTTAGTAGCATTTTCAAAAACTTCTAAAAAACCAATTTCTTTTGCCCATGTTTCATTTATAGTAAGCTTATTTTCATTTTTTTGAATCATCACTCTCTGTAAATCTGTGAGTATATCTTCATAGCTTCTGTTATATTTTTCTTCTGTTTT